AGATACCTCTACTATTCTTAAAGGCACTCTACCTGGATTCGATAATCTATGAACTGCTCCTAATGGTATATAGGTGCTTTGGTTCTCATATATTAAGGTTTCTTTACCATCTACTTCCACCTTTGCAGTTCCTTCAACTACAACCCAATGCTCTGCTCGATGATAATGCTTCTGCAGAGAAAGACTTGCACCAGGATCTACATGAATACTTTTAACTTTATATCTATTGCCTTGGTCAGTAACAATATAATGTCCCCAAGGTCTTTCTTCCTTTTCCATTTTTAATTATCAAATAAATGATGCTTTGAAGTGCCAGCATTATCGTTTGATATGTTTCCTATACCAGTCTCTTCAGTTTCTTCTAATTCATAACTCCAATCTTCTATCACAGTATTAGAAAGCATTCTATCAGAAAAAAGATCCATTTCTTTTCTTGCTATCTCTTCAGTCTCTGCATCAAACCAAAAATCAATACACTTACCTATTCTCAATAAATGTGGTTGAAGATTAGGAGCAATCAGATGCACATTTTTCATCACTGCATTACCAGCAGCATCCGATACAGACCCTCTTAACCTAACAAAAACTAATGCTTTGAATCTCATAACTCCCGATGCTGGACTCGAACCAGCGACATAGTGATTAACAGTCACCCGTTCTACCAACTGAACTAATCGGGAAGGTAGTGGGTGGGAGGTAGGATTAAATGTAATACCTACAAGTGAGGGGCATTGCTACATTGAGTAGATTTTTACCGCACTGTATACGACCCGATTGGTAAATCGATTCTGGAGACTCCTCCAGCGGCCACCACGCCTGTCATATCACCTTAACCAGCCTTATGCCAGCAAGTTTATTCAGTCACTCCCGTGTCAGTCCCGTCGAACCAACAAATATAATATACCACCTCTGTCAACCCTTGTCAACCCCCTTCTTCTTCTAGGTCTTCTTCTAGTGATACGATTTCTAATTCTTCAACCTCATCAAGATCAATCCAGTCTCCAAACTCTGCATACAATGCTATCTTATCTCCACAAAGTTCTGCATCTTCTATCTTATCAATTGCCCACTCTCTAACATGAGCAACGATATCTTCAGTTGTCTTCGGTTCCATAGTAATCTTTTCTGAAGTATCTTGAGAGGATGTTACTATTATAGAACTTTGGTGTTCCGTCGTCAAGTTGCTCTGTAAGAACTCCGTTTGCAAAGAGTTGTCGGGTTTCCTCGAAGTTTGTTTTGCCCTTTGTATGATGTAGTGATAGGATAGTTCGACTAAAATTTTCTCTACCCATCTTCCCAATCTCTTCTTTAAGTTCTGGACAAGACCCATAATACTTCTTCCAATCAGATTCAGATTTTACTTTGCGTTTCTTTCCTTTCGGAGTTCTAAACTGCCAAAAGTATTTACGTCCGATGTATTCTCTTCCGTTAGTATTATTTATGATACGATATACAAATCCATAATATTCTCCTATATCAGTTGACTCAAATACTTTTCTATTATATCTCCAAGGATTCTCATACTTAATAGTCATACTCATCAAGGACATCCAATGCATTATTTAGAATGCGTTGAGCAGCACCTCTCTGACGAGCATCCCATTCAGGATACCAACTCTTATTAGCAAGACCATTCTTAATGTGATTAAGTCTTGCAGTCATGTCAATCTTCTTAAGTCTACCGTTCATGTATTCTGGATACTTGGGGAAAGGTGGGTTTGATCTCATCGTTCATTTTAATCATCCACCTACTAATTTATCATACTCGACTGCATTATCCATAATAGATTTCTTCATCTCCTCATAATCCCACTCTATTTCTTCAGAGTTTGAACCCTGTGAAGGTGTCTTTTTTGACATCTTGTTTGATTCCTCCGACGACATAAGACTCTACCTCCGTCTCTTGTGGTGCTACTTGAAGTCCTTTAGAACTAATCCAATGCTCTGTCCAAGGTAATGGATTATTCTTTGCAGGAATATCATATATTGGTTTCAAACCTATAGATCTCAATCTACGATTAGCAACCCATTCAACATACTGTTGCAATAACTTATCATTCAAACCAATCATACTACCATCTTTGAATAAGTAGTCTGCCCATGCCTTTTCTTCATTGACACACTTCTCAAACATATCATATGTCCACTGCTCTTCTTCTTTAACTATCTGAACCATGTCAGGATCATCACCCTTTCTCCAGTTGTTTAATATATTCTGCGTAATGGCAAGGTGTTGGTTCTCATCACGAGCAATAAGGGAGATAATCTTGGCTGATCCTTCCATGAGTTTGAGCTCACCAAATGCAAAGGAGCAAGCAAAAGAGACATAAAAGCGAATACCTTCAAGGATGTTAACATTGGCAACTGCACGATAAAGTTTACGTTTTACCTCTTTCATTTCTAAAACAGGTAAGGATGTGTTTAATGATGTATCAATATCTCTCCACAAACTACTCTGACCCCACTGCTGTGCTTCATTAATAAAATCATCATATGATTCTGTGACACTAGCAGCACGTTCTAGAATGCGAGGTTCTTTAATTATAGTATCAAAGACCTCTGATGGATCAGAATATACATTCTTAATCACATAAGTATAAGATCTACTATGGATCATTTCCATAAAAGACCAACACTCCATACATGCCTCTAACTCAGGTAAAGAACAGTAAGGTAAGAAAGCCATACCAGGAGCACGACCTTGTACACTATCGAGCATGATCTGGTATTTAAGATTGCTCGTATAGATGTGCTTTTGTTCTGGACGTAACGTTTGATAGTCTCCACGATCTTTCTGTAAAGATACTTCTTCTGGTCTCCAAAAATATCCCAATTGAGACTTTGTTAGATTCTCAAACTGCGGATACTTAAAGTTATCATAACGTTGAACACCAAGAGGCTTACCAAAGAACATTGGTTGCTTCTTGGTGTTTACATCTGCGGTATTAAATACCGTCATTCCTTTAATATCAGATGGCACAGGATTCACACTCCTCTTCACTACTATTTTCTAGCTCTTCAAGTAAATTGTCAAGCCTTGTCTTTCCTTGAATACCAACATCATCTATATTAGAAACTTCAAGAACATCATCGGTCTTCTGGTCATGAGTATTCTGATAGTAAGATGTCTTCCATCCATACTTATAAGTTGTCAAGAAATCATTTGCCATTACACTAGTAGGAACTTCTGAACCTTCATAGTTGACAGGATTGTAAGACCAATTACCAGAAATTGCTTGGTCAAAAAACTTCTGCATCACTGCAACTATATTAATATAACCAGTATTATTAGGTTGTTCCCAAAGAAGTGTATAATTATTTTTCAAAGTCCCATACTGCGGAACAATCTGCTTAAGTGGTCCTTTCTTTGATTTCTTAACGGACAAGTAATCTCTAGGTGGTTCAATTCCGTTTGTGGCATTGCACACAACGGAACTGCTCTCCGATGGCATCTGTGCTGACAATGTTGAGTGCCGTAAACCGTGTTCCAAGATAGATGCTCTAAGAGATTCCCAGTCATGTTGTAAAGGTTGAGAACAAATCTCGTCTACGTCTTTCTTATATGTATCTATAGGAAGGATTCCATCAGCATACTTGGTACGTCCAAAGTTTTCACAATGACCCTTCTCTTCTGCAATCTTATTAGATGCCTTTAAAAGATAATATTGGAAAGATTCTGACAATCCATGAATAGCATCCCATGCCTCTTGTGACTCATATTTATATCCAAGTTTAGCAAGATAATGTGCAAGTCCAATAAATCCTACTCCAAGACTTCTACGTGCCTTTGTAGCAAGTTCTGCTGCCTTTACAGGATATCTTTGATAATCTATTAACTCTTCCAATCCTCTTACAGATAAATCACAAAGTTCTTCTAGTTCTTCATCTGATCTTACCTTTCCTACATTGATCGCAGAAAGAATACAAAGAGCAATCTCGCCTAGATGATCATCTATATGACTGATTGGATATGTTGGTAAAGTAATCTCCTGACACAAATTACTCATCTCAATCTTATCTTTAAATGATGAGTGACTATTGCAATGATCTATATTCATAATATAGATTCTTCCAGTCTCTGCTCTCTCCTTTAATAGGTCGAGGATAAGTTCTTGTGCTCCAATTGTGGTTCTGGGGATGGATTCATCTGCTTCGTAACTGCAATATAAGTCATCAAACTTATCGGTCCCAAAACTCTCATACAGGTGAGGACAATCATGAGGGGAAAATAACGAGATTTCCTTATCTTGGATAAAACGTTCATAGAAAAGTTTACTTAACTGGATACTGTAGTCGAGTTTTCTGACTCGGTTGTCTTCTGTTCCTTTGTTGTTTTTGAGAACGATGATGTCTTGTATTTCCTGATGCCAGATAGGAAAGTGGACAGTTGCGGACCCGCCTCTAATACCGTTTTGTGTGCAACATCTGACAGTTGACTCAAATTTTTTAAGGAAGGGTACAACACCTGTGTGCTGAACCTCTCCACCTCTGATTTTAGAGTTGATTCCTCTGATTCTTCCAGCGTTAATACCGATACCAGCCCTCTGTGCAACGTATTTCCCAATAGCCATATCAGAGCTAAAGATACTATCGAGGGTATCGTCAATATCAACCAAAACACAAGATGCAAATTGACGTATGGGTGTTCTGACACCTGCCATAATGGGCGTTGGGATGTTGATTTTGTGTCTTGAGATTGCGTCGTAGTAGCGTCGGACATAATTAAGCCTCTTTTCTTTAGGGTATTCTGCAAAGATCGTTAATGCGATCATCATGTACATGAACTGTGGTGTTTCATACACTCCTCCACCACTTCTGTCCTGTACCAAGTATTTATCTACGACCTGCCTAAGACCAGCATATGTAAACAAAAAATCTCTACCATGATCAATATATCCATTTGCTTTGTCAATTTCTTCTTTTGAATACTTGTCATAAAGTCCAGCATCATATACCTCCTGGTTAACACATTTGTAAATATGTTCCTCAAGATGAGGAAGTTCTCTCATTTTACCATATAAACTCTTTCTTAATGCAAAAAGTAACAATCTTGCTGCAACAAATTGATAATTAGGATGATCCAAATCAATTAAATCACTAGCAGATTTAATAAGTATCTCTTGAATTTCTTCTGTAGTAATTCCATCATAGAATTGAATACCTGATTGTATCTCTACCTGACTTGCAGAGACACCTGCAAGACCCTTTGTTGCCTCTTCTACCATCTTATGAATCTTTTCTAGGTTGAGAGGTTCTACCCCTCTTCCATTCCGTTTTTTGACCGTTGTGCCGTTGCTCATATTCGTTTCCAAGTAGTAAATTTAAGAGTAGCTTCTAGTCCTTTATATATGTTTGATTCTACTATACTCTGAACATCATGTCCAGCAAGAACCATGTCATTTATGTCCTTTTCCTTTATTTGATTTGGCCAGATGACGACAGACTCACCTCTGGCAATTGTGTTGGAGATTCTTGACGTAATTTCTTTAGACCTTGGTTCGTTATCATAAACCCAAACAGGAGTGCTAACACCCCACTTCCCAACATCACCGTCTGCACCACACAT